GGACGTGATGTAAGCCAAGTCCTCTGCGATCGGTGTGATGTTAGCCGAAGCCACACCTGCCGTCGAACCGAACTTGGCTAGCATCGCCATACGCCACGCAGTAGCACTGGCATCCCAGTATCGGATGTTGCCGCCGAAGATGGAGACCTCAGCGCCGTGCGTACCTGGCTCAGTCTCCTCACCGCCGCGGATCGGTGTCACACCGCCAGGTGCTGTGAGGTAGCGTTGGTTGTCCAGGATGTCCGTCGTGATGATCGACGTGGCACCTGCACGAACAGTGACCTCGCCGATCTTGAGGACGTTGTTGATGCCTGTCAACGACCCTGCCACACCTGAGCCAGCAGTGCCATCCTTGATCAGGACCTGTGCGTTATTGAGAGCGCCAGAGTAGACGGTGTCGTTCACCTTCACGTAGACGGTGTCGATCCTGTTGAGTGATGCGTGCGCCGTCGTGAATGGGCCAACATTCAGTGTCGCGTCGTTAAGGACCCAGTATCCCATCTGCGCGAACGCTTCTGATCCGGGCACGTAGCACACACCAGGTTCGACATTGACGGTCATGTTACCGCCACCAACCTGCGCCATCTTCATGTTGTTGCCCGGAGCACGCTGCAATACGCCACCGCGACCAGATAGCGAGGTGGTGAGCAAGCCACTTCCCTTGACTGCACCACCGTCGGCCATACGCATGATCTGTGCTGAGTTGACTGCACCAATGTTCTGCAGCCACCCGAGGGGGCTAACAATTGCCATTACTCACCTCCATGCATCGTGTGTCGAAAGGGTTACTTGCAACGATCCGCTGCTCGTAAGTAGTCGTAGCGGGTTCACAGTCTGTTCCTGTAGTAGGAACCACCCCTCACGTGTTACCGAACCGCGACGTGGCGAGCCATTGAGGAGCACTGACCGCTTACGAAAGTCGACAACGAGCTGATCGCCCATGTTGAGTGACAAGTCGAACGTGACTCGCTTGCCAAGTCCTTCGTGTAGCAAGCCTGGACCAGTAACAGTGTCACCAGTAAACGTTGCGATGAACGGAGCGGGACGATTTCCGCTATGCGAAACGTTCATCGCTCCGGTGACACCTGAAGACAGAGCCCCAAAGTCGAAGTTGAATCCGAAGTTGAATCCGAAGCCAGGGATCGGTTGCGTAATGATCTGTCCAGGGAACTGGAGCTCGTCGGTCCCGTAGATGATCGGGTCGCCACATTCAATCGTGAATGTAAAGGCTGCCATAGCTAGACGCCTCATGCTATCCCAGTTACATCGGAAACCTGACGTACACTTACCATATACCACGCGCTGTGCAACACCTGGTGCCTTGAAGTAGAACGGCTTATCAGTAGTAGATGGTGCCAAGTTCTGCTTGAGGCTGTCCACGTAAGGTTCCATCTGGTTGTACGTGATGCCGTAGATAGTACCTGTTACAGTCACCGTACGCTTGCTCTCGAACTCAGCCTCGACGATCGAGCCGTCAATACCTTCTGTATCCTTCGAAGAGGTACGGTAAGTAGCACTATCTAGACCTGTAACACCTGACACGTCTACGAACGGTGACGTACCATCATCCGCGTTCAACAACACCCCTGCGTCATCGAACTGGAGCTGGTAATCATCTAGTATGGGAACAGCCATTACACAACCCTCCCATGCGTTATCTCCCAGCCCAGTTCTGCAGCATGCTTACGAGGATCGATCTCCTGTGTGGTGATATAGAAGTACTGGTTGCTGCCACCACTACCACCGATACTACCGCCGCCAAGAAGTGTACGTGTCTTATCAGGATCTAGCACGAGCTCATCTCGACCAGACATGTTCAGACCTAACGTACCGTGCTTCCAGATGCCACCAGTGTCGAAGATAGCTGGCTCGGGCCAACCATTGTGTAGCCAACTGGCATTACGTACTACAGGATTATTCTTCATGTCCACAAACCCACCATCTGCGAACATGTTCCAGACTGAAGTGAAGTAGGACCTGCGCGTACCAGCAGTACCGATCGCCAACGGTGTTCCATCACCATTGTAGGCCTCAACGTTCATGCCCATCAAGTCAGCAGCCATGTGACCTGGACCAAGGTACATAGTAAACATGCCTGGTCCAGGTACAAAGCCGTAGCTTGCGGGATTGAGGTCTGTTGTGAAGTAGCGACGGTACATCGGCTTGCCCATAACCATCGCCCACAAGTTACCAACAAGACCAGAACAGTCGTAGTGCTCAGGACCAACCGCTCCCCACAAGTAGGTCTTGCCCTTCTGCTGGTTGGACCATCGCTGCATCAAGTGGATTGCCTGGTCGCGCGTGTCGTGGTTCAGTGCGTCGTTGACTAGCTTGCTCGTTACGGAGTTCGGACTTGACTGGTCAGCCTTGATCGCATCCCAGAGCTTCGATCCTACCTTGCCGATCAGTGTGACCGGGATGGTTGCAATGTCCTTGATCATCTTGGCATGGTTACCAAGCTTCGAGGTAACGTAGTCGATGGGGTTCGTAAGAGCGCTGATCGCTTCCTGACTAGCATGCCCAACCCAGTCGATGACCTGTCCAACAACGCCGCCATCTGCGAAGCCTGGAATGACATCCCTACCTGCCCGCATAGCGTCTAGTAGTGGACGATACTTCGTCGTCTTGTCTGCAGGCATGACGTACTCGCCGTTGGACAGCCACGCGTTGATCATGTCATCACGTGGGCCACCCGGTCCATAGACAGGGCCACCGTAAGCGAAGTGCGCACCATGATCGAGCTGCTTGATGTCTGGCATGTGTCCTAGACCAACGAGGTCAGCAACGTGATCCCATAGCCATTTGATGCCCTTGGTATAGATAATGCCAATAACAAAGTTGACTGGCGTGGCAAGTACGTCTAGGATACCATTCCAGATCGCACCCAAGACGTCGACGGTAGTCCTGAACCCAGACTTTAGTCCTTCCCAGAACGAACTGGCCGCACCAGAGATATTGTTCCAGATAATAGTAAGTAGGCCCCAGAACCAGTTCCAGAATTGGTTCCACAACCGGAAGAGTCCATCAAGAGCAATACGGATGATGTTGCCGATAATGACTAGACCATTACCGATGATGGAACCGATGAATTCTAACGCACCAACTACGATGCCCTTGACAAGTTCCCACAAGCCGACGAAGATGCCAATGATCATCTGACCAAAGCCAACAACGATCTGTATAAGACCTCGGAACGCCTTGTCGAAGTCGAGTGTGAGGATACCAACAATGAAGTCGATAATACCTCGCAGAACAGTAATGATGCCTTCAATAACACCCGAGACAGCAGTCCATACACCCTTAAAGATGCCTACGATTATCGTCCATGCAGCACTGAAGGTATCTACAACAATGCGCATGACAGCAACGATTGCCTGCTCGAGGAATGGCCAGATGCTAATGAACCAATCAATAAATGGTTCAATTACCTTCCAAATGCCTGGCCAGATGTCCTTTGCCCAGTTAGCGATGTTCGTCCACACACGATGGATCCACTCACCGACGCTCTTGACAGCGTTGATGATGTCTCCCGACACACGCTGCCACAAGTCACCCAAGAAGAATAGGACGTGGTCAGCAAACCAGTCAACGAAGGGCTTCAGGATGTTATTCCAAAGCCACATCCACGCAGCACCGAGTGCCGCAGTAATCTGATCCCAATACTTAACAAGCAATATGACAACTGCGATGATGCCAACAATGCCAACAATGACTGCAGCAAAGATGCCAAGCAGCGCACCTACACTGATACCCGCCATTGCTGCAGCACCTGCGAGCATTAGGAAGCCACCAGCCATGACTACCATGATGCCCACTGCCACCGCAATGACTGCAGCAATTGCTACCCAGGTAACGATCTGCTTACGCAGACCCTCGTCTAGACTGTTCCACCACTTCAAGCCCATGGAGATGAAGTCCATCAGTCGACTCAGAGCAGGTATAAGAGCCTCACCAATCTCGACTCGAAGAAGCTGCCACCTATTTGCGATGAGTTGCGACTTCGATGCTGTCGTGTCAGCCATTGTTGTGTAAGCATCTTCGAACGCACCATGCGCATTCTCCATGTCACCAACTAGACCAACGAACTGATCGACGGAAGTCTTATCCTTTAGGACTGCGTCATAGAACCGACGTGCCTGAATCGTTCCACCAGAGCCCTTGAAGAGATCCTGCAGTGCGGCTGCTCTCTCAGGTGCCGTCATGTCCTTGAACGCGTGCTGCAGGTCAACGATGACGTCGGTGAACTTACGGAAGTTGCCTTGTGCATCCGTAACCTGGATGCCCATCTTCTCTAGGCGTCCAACAGTCTTCGGGTTTGCGAACGCATCGAACGCACGGCCTGCAGAGGCCGAAGCCATTGCAGCTGACAAACCATTACGAGTGAGGTACGCGAGCATACCGGCAAGGACTTCGACACTCTGTCCTGCACGAGCTGCTGAAGGAGTTGCACGACCCATGACACGCGCGAACTCCTGGTAAGTACCAACACCCTTTCGAACCAACTGGAACTGAACATCCTGAACGCGAGTAACATCTTCAACCTTCAAGTGGAATGCATTCAAGATACCAATCGTGGCTCGGGATGCTTCCTTTAGTTCAACCTGTCCAGCAACTGCCTCTTTTGCGAAGGTTCGCAAAAGCATTTGTGATTGAGGCAGGTTAACATTCATCGACGAGAAGATGTCGTACAAGCCCGCGTGCAGCTGCTCGATAGGAACAGCAATATCCCTACCAACACTCTTAACCGTATCGCCTAGTTGCTTCTGCGAAGCCTTGACGTTGTCTAACTGCGTAGAGGTATACGCAACCTGCTTATTGAACTCAACAGCAGCGTCTGTCGAACCCTTAAACCAGGCTAGTGTCGCTACACCAATCGCACCAATACCAACACCGACAGAGACAAGCGCAGACCCAGCACTAATTTGGGCCTGCGCCGCTCGCTGTGCTGCAGCACTAACATGAGCAAACTCACCGGCAAAGCTCCGGACAACTCGACTAGCCTCGTCTCGCGCACGTAGAACGAGGAGGAGCTCCCTAGAACTTAGTCCCACCGGATCTGCCCTTCTGCTCTGCCTGGGCCTTCTCTGCTTGGGCCACTCGAACCTCACGTATCATGTGTATGAGCAACGGGTCCTGATCAAGAAGTCCACCTGCTGCAGGAAGACAATTGAACGTCTCACACATCGCCGCCAGCTCCATAGCGAGCCCGACATCGTCATCAGGCTCACGCTTCATGATTACAGAGGCTCGGACCCGCTCGGAAAACCCGACTCCTCCAGGTCAGGCTCGAAGTTGTTCATCTTGTTGATGTACTCAGCGATCTCTTCACCGATGCGCGGGTCGAGCTGGTCGATGTGCATGGGGTTCGACAGGTTGAGCTTCTGACCATTGTCGTCCTCTAGGTTGTGGTCGACAATGCAGGCGCGGTAGTCGAACACAGTCGCTGCGTGCTGCAGCATGTCCATATTCATCGTGCCGGACTTCTTGCCACGCTGCTGCTCCATGGTCATCTTGACCGCGTTCTGCTGGCGCGTGAGCTTCTGACCGTAGGTCATCCGTCGAAGAGTAACCTCGCCACCCTCACAAGTCTTGAGAGCGAACTTCTCCGTATCGTTAACATTGACTGTTGCCCTTGGCATGATGGTCCTCCTTGATTTTCTAGTGAGCTCGGTGACGTCTATAACGAGTCTAACGGGCTTAGACTTCACAAAGACTGTGTAAATCGCCGAGCTCGATGTTCTTATAACCCAAAGATCCTTTTGAGTTAGATTTGAGTAGAGACTCGGGTACTTGCCTGAACACAGATTCCACAGGGCCTGGGCGATTAGCGTCCAAACAAGTACTCGTTGGACCTCAACCGACCGTGCGACCAGTTGCAATGACTGTGGGAAGAAAGACAAAGAACAACCCAAGAGGGGTCATCCACGTACTGTTCCACACCACCTTGCTGGACAGTCTGCATACTGCATCCGTTAGGAATAGGAACAGTGCGATCAGGTAGCAGATCAGGTAGAGTACCTGCCAACCATCCATCGTTACCACGAATTCCTTCCGTCACATAGGCCTGTGAGCCGCAGGAACCAGTGAATCGGACTGAACCGAAACCTGAGACATGCGGGACAGGTGATCCTCTCTAGTAGTGACATGTCAGACGATGTTCATCAGGGACTTGAACGTGATGCCGTATGCCTTGCTCGTGGCATTGTCGTACACGCCTTGGTAGGCTACGCGACCACGAATTAGGTCACCCTGACCCGACAGACCAAGCTCGTACGTTTCCTTGACCGAAACGGGCATGACGATCTTGACCTGCTCACCAGTCGTCTTGTCACACTGTAGCGTGATGCTCTGTGCTGTCAGCAACTTGTAGGCGTCGTAGTCGGTTCGGTCTTGAAAGTCGCGCTCGGTGCTGAGAGTAACTGTGCGCTCCCCAAACTTCATGAACTGCGCACCACGAGCACCGGCGGAGCGAAGCCTGAACTGTGGTTCGGCGTTGTCCTCGACGGTCCACTCGAAGGAGTCCATATCGAAGACCTGCGACGAGGTCGGAATCTGGATGTTGTAGTCACCTGCACCGAAGACCTGCGCCTGACCGGAGTACGACGGAACTGGTAGCGTCTGTGAGGCCTCGTCCGAGCCGCGGATCGACATAGTGGCCTTGAGCTGACCATTGTCGATGGTGTACTTCATCGACGAAGTTACACAGCCGGTGTAACCGAACACTGCGCCATTCCTAATACAGGTCAGAGACAGTGTGACGCCAGCTGTTGCCAAGGCTGTCGGTGTGAAGTCGTATGTGTAGAGGCTAGACACTGGTCCGGTCTTGACAAGGCCTGCACGGGAAGCCCTGTGGAAGTAGATGCACGGCTCGACTAGACCCTCGAGCTCGACATCACCTTCTACGTGTACGTTGCCTGGCACACCGCCGAGATTGTCAACGTTGGTTCTGATTGGCCGACGCCACTGTGTGTCCTGTTTGTGGCCGATGCTCTCGGAGAGGATCGGAAAGAAGTAGTTCGCGGCAGTGAACACACCCGGTGTGAGTGCAGTGTTAACGGTCGGAAAAGCGCCCGACGGTGCACCGGGTGAGGTGTCAATGTCCGAGGTGACCACGCCAACCGTCTTGTACAAGAGCTCAGTACCCGTGCCGCCGCCTGCAGCTGTCTTATACAGCTTGAAGCCAGTCGCGCCAGTAACGGCGCCCCACGTGACAGTCACCGTCGACGTTGCACCGGTCGTAACGATGGTCTGCTCGTTGGAAGCAGTCGTCTCACCGAGTGCGTTGATCGCAGTGACGACGTACTTGTAAGTACCCGCCGTGATCGTACCGCCTGTAGTAGCTGTACTGAGTGCTGACTGGACGGGTGGCGCGAGCTGCTCAACTGCCAGTCCCATAAAACCGCCACCACCGATACCGTAGCTCATCTACTTGCCCTCCTTCACGATGGCGATGCCCGCAGGTAGTCGTAGGACGCTGTCGATATCGACATCGATATCGTCGAACGACTTTCCTAGGTGACCTAGGAAGAACCGAATCTGGTTCTCGTCCACCATGTTCACCGTACCGTTCCGGAACTGCCCGAGGCCAGGGATAGCAACGAGCGTCGGATCGTGCTCGCCTTCCTTCGCTTCGACGTCATCAGCAAGCGGTACACCAGGTACCTGTAGTGCGACGGCGTACCGTAGCGTCCCGTCGTCACTATCTGCCTCCCTTGTGGTAGGCGTCTCCTGCTCGTCCATTGGCTGAGCCTGAGCAGCGACGTTGTCGACGCTCGCCGGGGGGTTCTCCTGCTTGGGCTGCACCTCATCCGGAAGCTTGGGTGCGTCCTCGGGGAGCGGAGTGTCGGACTTCCTCGGTGGCATTCGTTTCACATCCCTAGTACTGTCTTGTTTGTTGCCTGGAAGGTTATCCGACAGGCACGGTATCGGGTCCCTTGGCGCGTGCGATAGCCAGGGTCTAACTCTGAACAGAAGCTATGCACGACGAGGTCATTCATAGTTGGGTCAGCGTGAAGGAAGTCTTCCACTGCTTCTCCGAGTACCAAAGCGTCCCGCGCATTCTTGCTCGTGTCCTGTACCTCGCTCACGTACAGGATGATGTACATGGTGTACGTGTTCTCAGTACGACGTGGTACACCTTGCAGCTCACGGCGCTTACCGTCAGGTTCCAGACACAGAGTAGGCGTACGAGGGATCATCAGCTGGTCGCCATAGAAGACGTCCTCGATGCCTTGGCCAATAGTAGCCTTGTTAGCTTCGAGACGATCAAGTGTGTAGTCGCACAGTACTGTAAGCTTGCCACCAGTAATGTCGCCAAAGGGAGACGTCATTAGCCCAACCCCCTTCGCAGCACATGCACCATGATGCGCTCTTGTAACCAGTTGTCAAAGACCTCGTATACCCCATCCATGTCCTCGTCTTGGAACATGACGAAGGGACGCTCAGGAATGCTTACAGTGGCCTTACCGCCACCAGTCTTACCTGCGAGTATCTCCTGGTCTAGTTGCTTCTGCGCAATGCTTGCTGCCTGTCCAGGTGAGAGGTGCTTACCCCGCTTCTTGGCTGAAGCAAGAACGGACTTGACACGGCGACCCATGCCACCCATACCCTCTTGGTGAACCTTACCATACCATACCTTGGGAGGTAAGTCCTGAATAGAAGCTGACTCACGTGTGACAGTCCAGATGTTCTGCTGACCCATGACGCGCTTCAGCTTACCTGTGCGGTTCAGCAACGGTCCTGACGAACCATCACGCTCCCGGAGCATCTCTGTGGCTTCCGCCATAGGCTCCCAGGAAGGACGACCTTCCTCTTCGAAGTTCCTTCTGAACGAAGGAATCATGACCTGCTTGATGGCACGCATCAACGGCTCCTTAAAGGACCGGATGTCAATGCCCAGCTTGTCAATGTCACGTGCAAGGATGCCAAGGCTTGGCTTGAACTCCCAGGCGACGATACCCTCGTCGAGCCGTAGTCCGCCCAGATTGGGCTTCGGCATGGTCATATCGTCACCTCCTCATCAGAAGATACTTCCCATGGAGAACCTGGCAGGACCTAGCGAAGGGTCCTCAGGCGTCGGACACATTGCCGACGAATCATCCGTGGGATAGAAGGAAGGACTGCCCGGCTCCTGATTAGGGACCTCAGGCAGGACGATACTCCCGTCAAGGATGCCAACTAGGAGGGATTCCGCATGCGCTCGTAGAAGGGCAGCATAGTCGTTCCCCTTCTCCTGGTCCTCTGAGTACGTCTTGTCGTAGAGCCATGCGACGTACCACATGGCGATGATCGACTTGACCATCTTGGGTGTAGTAGCTGGCGAAACCCAAGTACTGGTATCGAACTGCGAAGCAACTCGACCCAGTACCTGGGCCTCAATCTGATCCAGGAACGCAGCATCGAACGTGGCGATCTTCAGCTTCGTTTGTTCGACCCAGGCATTGGCATCTGCCGTATCGATGTGCGCCATGGTTCACCTACTTCTTCGTCGCAGTACCTTGCTGCGTACTCGCCTGCGCAGCAACGCTGCCGACACCCTTGCCCTCGAGCTCGGCGATCCGTGTCTTGAGGCCGTCGATCTCGTTGTTCTTGGCCTCGAGCTCCTTACGCAAGTCCTGCTCCATCTGCGAAGGACCCTCAGGAGCGCCCCGCTTCTCGAGCTCGGACTTCTTGATGACAGCACCCGCGTCGATGAGCTGCTGCATCTCGTCCTTGTCGGGACCGGTGACCACATCACCGTCGTGGAAGACCTTCACGTCCTCCTTACCCTTGGCCTCCTTCGGACCCCAACGGATCATGCCCTGGGCGATGTACGTGTCCGTCATGGCTGGCTTCCTCCTTCCGGCTCTAGCTGATGGCATTCTTGATGATGTATGCCGTGACGAGCAGGCCGTCGCCCTCGTGCCCCGTCAGCTTCAGGTCGTACCGCCGGCTGCACCGAATAAGATCCGACTTGCGCGGGTCCTCACGCCAACGGTCCACGACCTGGACCTGCCCGCCGAACGACCACACGAACTCGTAGGCCGTCGACATCTGACGCAGACCTGGACGCGCAGGCACGTACGCCAGGATGACATCCTTGCCCCACAGGTAGGTGATGTTCGCGGAGGTCGGCGTGACACCCATGCCTGCGGTCGAGTAGCCGACGCCCGGAACGATGACGCGCTGGATGCCGAGCACCGACGCGACGATGTCTGGCGTGAGCACTGCACGCTCGGAGTACTTGATCCGGTCGATGATGTCCGGATGGTCCTCGAGCCAGGACATCACCAGCCACGGGATGACCGCGACGATCTGCCCCTCAGTGAAGAGCACGGAGTGTAGGCGCCGGATCGCCGCCTTGATGACCACGATCGGGTCGGACGTCGCACCTGCGTAGTTGTCCCACTGGTCCGCAGTCAGCAGCGTGACCTTGTTGGACGCGTGGTAGTTAGCCACGTTGGTGATCATATCCTTCATGGCCTTCTCACGGCCAAGCAGGATGCGACTAGTCACTAACTCCGTAGCGTCACGGTCCGGCGTGAGTGGTGCATCGGAGTTCTCCCGCACCTCGTCGGGCACTGCGTGCTGAAGCGAGTGCTCCTGGGCGTAGTAGGTATCCGTCGAGACGGTACGACCGGGGATCTCGTTCGCGACCGATCCCGGACCACGCATGTCGTAGTCCTCGATCTTCCACATCTCGCGGTCGTAGATGTAGTACTTGTCGGACTGCTTACGCACCCCAACAGCGGGGAACAGAACCGGCCCGATGAAGTTCTGATTGCCGGGCCATTCCATACTGACCTGGGTGAGTACCTGGTCAATGTGGACGTTGCCACTACCCGAGGGACTGTAGATCGCTTGCTGGCCTGCCATTGGTTTTCACTCCCTTCCTGAGTAGTGGCTGATCACGTTCCGCCGTTGGTGAACACGACACCAGGCGTGAGGAGAACGTTGAGGTAGCTGCCAGCCGTTGGCTGCGGCGAGAGGGCGACACCAGCCTGCCAACGACTCTTGCCTGCCGCAGGAGCACCTGCACCCGTAGTCATCGTAATGAACCTGCCGGTGGCGTCTACGGTGAGCGGCTGGCCGATGGTTACGGCAGCGCCGGCGATCCCGCGAGTGATACCAGCCATGCGAATGTTCGCTACAGCCTTACCAGTTGCCACATCGGCAGCGTCGAAGGTGTCCTGGTACACACCGACGATGAACTGGGCCGCGGTCGGCGTACCAGTACCATCCGTGGAGGCGTCTGCGGTCGTGACGGTCTTGCCAGTCGTGTCGGACGCGAGGTACTTGACCGCACGACCAAACTCGACGTTCGTTGCGGCTGCGTCGACCTTGAAGCCCTTGTCGAGACCTGCGTAGTTCGGACCGCTCATCGGACCTCGCCCTCCCCGGACATAGTGGCCTCACGATACGCGTTGGCCAGACCTGGCTGCGTACGCGCCACTATGTCCATCGCCTCGGCGTAGCCCAGCTTGCCGTCGCTGTCCTTCTGTGCCTTCGTGATGGCATCGGAGAACTGCTTGACGATGTTGCCTGAGCCAGCACCGCTTCTACCGAGCTCGCCGAGGACTACGGTCGCCTTGCCGTGCGCGACTGCCTCGAGCAGCTGCTCGACCTTCTCGCTGAGTGCAACGGGTGCCTTGACCATCAGCTCGATGGCAAGGTCCTTAACTGCTGGCGAGAGCGCAATGTTCGAACCCTCACACAACTGGATGACCTTGGCCTGAGCATCTGCCAGCTTGGTCGCCGACGCGAGCATCTGGATGCGCTCGTTCTGACGCCTCACTACGTCGGCCAGCGCTACTGGATCGCCCGTGAGGTCATCGGTGAGCGCGATTGGAGCGAGCAGATCTGCCAACGCCGTCGACTGATTGGTATTGTTGTTCTGCTGGCTACCCTGTCCACCATTGGTGTTGGTGTTGGTGTTCTGCTGACCAGTGTTAGTGTTCTGCTGTCCAGTAGCCTGCGACGGCTGAACCGACAGAACGATCTGCTGCGGCTGTTGCTGTTGCTGCAACTGCGGCTGCTGAACCGGTGGGATGCTCAGCGTGATGTTCTGTGGCGAGGTTTGGGTGTTGCCAGTGTTACCAGTGTTACCAGCATTGGTGTTCTGCTGGCCCTGGTTGTTGGTGTTGTTGACGTTGTTGGTGTTGTTGGCACCCTCCGACAGCCGCGTGGCCAAGGCCGCCGCGATGTGTGCTGACGTGACCTGACCCGACAGACCAAGTGCCCTCGCCATCGCAGTCATGTTCTCGGCATCGGTCGGAGGACTTCCACCGGTGCCGTTGTTGTTAAGTGGTGCAGTCATATCTCCTACCATTTCCGAGAGGTTGATCGGAACGAGGTCCTTGAGGAACGGCCTGTTCGTCAGTCCGCCCCCAAACAGGACGTCCTTGTACGTAACCCCCGTTGAAGGGTCAGTCCATTCGTCCTGAAACTCAGGACTGAAGTACTTGTACTCACCATCCCGAAGCTTCTGCTGCGCTGTAGGCGTCCACGTAACATACAGCCACAGGCCATTGCTGCGAACCTCAGCGTTCTTTACCCAACCTGCAGCGTGGTCGAACCTGGCCTTGTGGTCGTAGTCGATGTCAGGATCGATCTTCCTGATCCTATTGTTGACACTTGCAGCGTAGTTCAGCAGGCGCTCGTGCGTAAACTTAAGGTCACCATACACTGGATGCGCATAGGTACCTACAGGCATTGCCTGAATCCAGGAACCGCCGCCCTCATCGAGCGAGATCCCAGACACGTCAATTAGGTAGCCAACGCGCTGCGTCACAGTAACCTCCTTGAGTATATTGTATCATAAGACCCTAATGTGGACGCAACAACATCCTATATACAGGTAACACACGGTCCTGCGACTTTGACAGAGATACCACAGGGCTTAGCTCTTGCTGCCGCGGTCCACGTCTACGATGGGTACGATGACACCTGTACTGGAAGCGATACCTCGAACGCTGTGACCTGGTGCTGCTACATGCACAAGTAGCACCGGCACACCTGGACCAACGATAGGCAACACATCCAGCAGTGGCCCTGTGATGGTCACTGCAGTAAGGCTACCTACACCTAACAGTGATGCCGCGGCTACCTGCGTCAAACTCGCGTTGGTCACTAGTATACCAGTGCCTGCTATAGGTACGACTGCGAATCGCGTCTGCACAGCCGCTGCAGTAACAATACCACTGCCGACAATGGACGAACTCGCGACACCTGTAACAAGTGCGCTTGCAGACAGGATACCTACGCCTATCAGACTTGCACCAGCACCACCAGGACCCACTACTCCTGCAGCAGTTACACTACCCACGCCTAAAAGTGCCGCTGCAGCATTCTTTACGAGTACTACCTGTGCTGCTAATGTACCAACACCATTGATGACAACAGTGCCAAGCTTACTAATGACGCCTGTGACAGTAACGCTACCTACACCAGTGATAGTAGCCGTTGCGGCCTGTGTGAGCGTCGCACTAGCAACGACAGACCCTGTACCAAGGATGGTAGCTGCCGCAAGTTCTGTTACTATGCCTGCTGCGCTCAGAGAACCTGCACCTACGATTGTAGCAGTCGCTTGCTGCGTTAACGTAGGTACAACACTTACGGTACCGACACCTAGGATGCTTGCACCTGCAACTGGAGTTATAGTACCCGCAGCAGTTACACTACCTATACCTACAATCGTAGCGGCTGCGTTCTCAGTTACACCTCCTGCCGCCGCAACTGATCCAGTACCAACGATACTGGCTGCGCCTTCCTCTACAACCACTGCTGCAGCTGCGAGCGATCCAGTACCAACAATTGTCGCCACTGCATTCTCTGTAACATCACCACTAACAGTTACAGTACCTGCACACACAATGTCTACTGCACCACTAATTTCAGACGCAGAGGTGTCTGTGGATGTACCGACCCAAGGAGCGGGGAAGCCAAAAGGTGTAAGGCCCGGAGAGCGCATCTCCAAGTAGACTGAAGGCTCTGGAGCTTCCTTAACTTCGAACGCCACGATAGCAGGTAGCGTGCCGGAAGTTACACCAATAGTGACAGTAGTTCCGCTAGTAGGCGTGTTGGTTGTACGCTTGAGTACTCCGCCACCGATGCCGCCAAAGGAGGTCTCTGCATCATTGAATGTACATCCAGTAGCTGCAGTATCTGCGCCACCGTTCTCTTCGACGTGTCCTGCCCATACCCAGGAGTTAGCACCAGTCGTAACCAGGTTTACTGTGGCCGTGAACGCGGCTGCCTTTGCACCTGTGAATATCTTCTCAGCACCTGTCCATACTAGTACCTTGATGGCATTCGCAGTGAACGAGCCTGTCCTAGTAGAGCTGACCGTGATGCCTGATTGCGCACTGTCATTGTACGCCCAGAACACCATGATCGAGCCCTGACCGGACTGGTTGGTAGAAACTCCAATGCTGGACCAAGTTAGTGCCGTACCAGTATTACTAACTGAGAAGGTGTTAGTCTCGTCCGCTTCGCAGATGGCAAACAATAGCGACCCTGCAGGCGGTGAGAATGAGGCAGTGGTCACGGGGTTCGTTGTGCCCTTGACCATTGAAGGTGTAGAGGCATCGAGGGCGAGAGCCACGGCAACCCCTTAGTTAGGGTTCTCCCCTGCAGTAATGGAGCCCAAGTCGTTGAATGATGTCAGGCCACGAGAGGCAAGCTGCCCAGCAGTAACCGTACCAGTACGACCACCTGCAGGAATCCTCTGAGAGATACGTGATCCGTCCGGCTTGTCGACGATGATGTATCGCCACGGACAGTTAGGATCAACGTCGTAGTCTAGGCCCTGCAATGCTAGCGTCCCACTACCATTAACAGGCGAGTCGAACCTGAACGACAGCGTGATACTGTAGGGCTGTCCTCCTTGCCACCACTGATCTGTCCAGACCCATGGCGAAGCGGGAGGCCAGGCACCGCCGCCCATCAGTTCGCCAACCTAACAGACAGGTCGTTGAGTGTAACAGTGTTGGAGGCGCTAGCAGTACCCCACTGCGCACCGATAGTCAACGTCTTAGCTGCGGTAGTGTCGATCGTCACTGTACGTGCTGCAAAGGTCTCGGGGATCGGACGTACGCTAAAAGCAGTTAGTGCCGTACCTAACTGCAGAGTACCCTGCCCATTGATGGAGCCCGCAGATCCTACAGAGCGGATCACACCACGGTAGCTGATTACGAAGGGCCAGTTCGCCGCAGCACTACCTGTAGTAATGGCTGAACTGGCAGCCAGCGCAACGCCTGCAACACCGCCGTAGTAGATGCCGAGCAACAGGGTCGGCGTACCTGTAGTCGAGAACGTACCCATGGCATCGATCTCGAGCTCAGTCCCCACCTCTAGCTGTCCGGCTGGAAGAGTGATCTGAGGTGCTGGTGAAATGTCTGTCAGGGTTGTGGAGTTTGCGAGGGCTGTACCATCCGCAATGTTGAATGGCCCAAGAGGTGATGTCCAATACTGTCTTCCCATGGCGCCTCTACCCTTCTTACGTCATGTTCACAGTGATGGCACTGACAGCAAAGCTTAGCGTGTCACCTGACGCTGTGGTCTTGTTAGCTGTCAGATCACCCCACCAACCACGGCGCGGCGTACCATTGCTGTCGTAGATGTTCACATTCGTGGTAGTCGTAGCTGGCATGTTGGTAAAGGTCACAGTACCAGTATTCGACACGCCAGATCCGGCGGAGGTACCAAATGCGATGGTCTGGCGTGCATAGGATCCACCAGTAACCTCGGTACCCGCCGCAGAGTCGGTTGACGACGTAGTGTTGAGTGCTAACTTCATCGGAGTGGTCGGCAGTGTGTAGGCAGTACCGTTGAGCGACGCGTTGATAAAGCGGTCGATCTCAGCAGTTGCGATTCCAGATGCCATGTCAGTTGGCCTCCTCTGGCTGTGGGTTCACACGTGCCATGAGTTCCTGGTGGAACTCCTCTCCCAGATTGACGACGTGCTCACGGAACTCGTCGCCGACCAAATGCATGGCACCCTCCTTCTGTGCAGTGCAGGACAAACAGCCAGTCGCTGCAGCGTGACAGTCCATGTGCCAGTTCACCTCTGACCCGTCGGTCAGCGCAACGACATGACGTGGGTGATCATCGGTCTGCATGCAGCCGATACAAGTACGTATCATACTGTAACCTCCAGCGAGAGGCTCGCGTTTCCTTCCGCAAGCCGAAAAGTCTTACCGCCACCTATCAGCTCGATGTCGTAGCGAGCCAAAACCGATCCCCATGTCCATGCAGTAGACGTGGCCTTAGGCACAGTAATCTTACAGGTACCATCTGCGCCAAGTGTCATGTTACCTGCAGTAGTAGACCACTCGTAAAGCAGCGTCGCATCTCCAGGACGAAGACGAATCTGCCCCTTGCCCGTCCAGGCTGAGATGTCCATAGGATCACCTGTCACAGGGTCTTTTACCGTCCACTGGAAGGACCAGTCCTCGCCCTGGTTGATCTCGATGTCTTGAACAACTACTGCAGCCATGAGGATCACCCGCCTGATGCGTCTCGGCCACCATTTGCACGTGGTGGTGTTGCTGACGGCTTAGTCTGACGAGGCGGACCAGCCTCAGGAGCGGTCGGGGGGTTAGACCCCTGAGGCTGGTCCTGCTGTGGAGATCCCGCCTGAGGAGTTTCTGGCTGCCGCGAGGTTGTGTAGTCAGCGCGCGGAAGGTCCATTTCCTCACGGAGCTGGTCTTCGAGCTTCTCATCCGGCGTGATCGCCTTGGCGCCGATCAGGTTGCGCAGAGCGAACGTCATCGTCCTCCAGTCCGCCTGCTCACCGATACGGCGTGCCCTGAGCTTGGGATAGCCTCTGATCCGTAGCCAGTTGAGGTCCACGAGCTGTGGGATGGCGTACTTGTTGATGACATCCATCACAACGTCTGCAACAACGCGACAAGCCTGCAGGAACAGGATACGGTCATCGTCCTTCAACGTCGCATTGGTGTTTGCCATGAAGCGCGCCAAGATGCGAGTCCAAATCTGACCGTCGTGGTACTGGATGGACTTCAACGTGTCGACTGGCTGACCCTCAAGCTTTGCAAACATGATCTCCCAACCTGGCGGCAGCACGATATGTGCGCGCTCATTGGTTCGAAGGTTACGGCCCATCTGCTCTGCTAGACGCTTGTCAGCCTCGGAGAAGCCTGGTGGAAGCTTGATAATGGGAACACCAATACCGTGTCGCTCCTTCTGGATGGCGTCGATCTTCTCCATCTGCTGCTTCATGTACCAAGCCTTGTAGGCCGCACGTAGAAGCGACTGACCAGTAACGTCTCGACCTTCCTTCTTGTGAGTGAAGATGAGCGCCTTACTGATCGGGATCGGCTCTACGACGCCTTCACCCGTGCGCGGCATCGCGTTCATGTACTGGATGAACGCTGGTCCACCGTTCTCGTCGTAGTCGATATCGACGATATCCCGCGGATGCAGCGGTGCGAACTTCTTCCAGCACGCCATTCCTGGACGTAGTGGATGCGTGATGGTGAAGACCTTCTCGAAGCAGTAGAAGCCATAATCCATCATGAGTAGGGACTCGTAGAGGAACTGCGGCCAGCTCGTCGACATCCCCTCAGTCAGGTTCCACCAGATGTGCTTCGCGGCGTTCTTGTCACGTGCACTTGGCTCCTCACCATCCTCACAGTACGGCTCAATGAACCAACGAGCACCCAGTACAGGTGTCTTGGCGAGGTCCAAGCTGCCTGAAATGGAGGCGTCGGAACGCATCTCGTGTGCGAGCTTCAGGCCATTCCAGCCGCGCCAAGCATTGTTGTACTCGAAACGGTTCCAGAACGGCGATAGTGAAGCCTGTCCAAGCTCGCGGAGGTCGACGCTTCCAACCTCACGGATGGCTAGCTGCTTGCCAGTCTCACGTTCGGCCACGATGACTGCATCAGCACCAACCGTGTCCACAAAGTCGTACTGTGCAAGGATCTCACTCAGCGGCCGAGCTTCGCCGGAGAACTCGTCGGGCAGAGACATTAGAACTGCACCCCCGTAGTGAAGAAGCCAGTCACTCCTGCCTCCTCGGCTACCCCCCAAGAATCAATTTCAGTCAAATCATCACTCGCGCTGGCAGCTAACATTCGCGAGTCAACCCCGTTTGCGTCCGCAACATCAGTCAAGTGATACGTCGCACCCAGCTTGAACAGGTGCATCAGGCCATAACGAATGCCATCCATGCAGTGGTCGTCGACGCCTTGTGGAAGCTCAGGTGCATTCCTGCCCTTGGGCTTGTTCTTGGACTTGTAGTTGTTGAATTCGCGGATCATGTCGACGCACGAGAAGTCGACAAACAACTTCGGTACAAGAATCTCGTCGCCATACTGGTCGAACAAACCAGTCTTGCGCGGCTTCAGGAACCGCTTGACCAGCATAACACCCTCAGACCAGTCGGTTTTGCAGTCAGGATCGCCCATACAAGGCGCGAAATCCTTCGAAACTTCCAGGATCTTCTCTGGGTTTGCAGGATCACCGAAGCAGAGGTCGATGTGGTAACCCTCAGGCTGCGGACGATCCTTCATGATCTCCAGATGATCGTGTAGAGTCATCCACGCCTTGTAGTGAAGGCGCCAAACTAAGATATTATCGTCAGCGTCGACTTGGAACTCAACCGCAGCGAGCGGGTTCGTGAATCCCCAGTCAAACGAGATGTAATTTGGCAATGCAGGGTTGAATTCAATGTTCTTGCAGTGGAGCTTCTCGTCAAACTCGCCGTAAATCTTACCGACGAAGCTGGAGAAATTGGCACCAATCTCCTGCTCGAACTCATCAGTGGACAGGGTCCGCTCAAGCCGGATGATCTCCGGGTCCTGCCTGCCACCTGGGTAGATGACGGTGTTCGCCCAGCTCGGGAACTGCCAACTTGCAGAGTCCGTGTAGCTCGGGTTCTGGCCGTCCATATGCATGTCGTACAGCCAGTTGTAACCCTCAGGTGTGGTCGGGAAGGTAGCAAAGCCTCTCTTGTCTGACAAAGATGGCATGAGGTACTTCGTCCACGTCTCACGGCTCTGCTTGGCAGCCTCTGCAACAATCACACCGTCGAGTGCTTCACCAACAAGGTAGTCAGGCTTGTCTGCGGACCTAACCTCATAACGCGTACCCCAAGGGAACTCGAGGTACATGTTGCCTTGCTTCTTCTGGTACGACCGCTTGACGCGCTTGTCCTTGCCGAGCCCCATCTTGATCATGAGGTCGGTCCAGACGACCCTAAACTCCTTCTCAGCCAAGTCGTAAGTCGGACCAACAGACCAAAACATGTACCGCTGCGCAATGTCCATCAGGTATGGCTCGAGGTCACGTGCAGCCATGGTACTCTTGCCAAACCGACGACCACAACATGCAACACGATACCGTGCCAGACTATCATGGAAGCGTTGCTGCTCCCGATGTGGTGAGTAGCCAACGGTCTTGAAGAGCCCATTCCGCTTACGGACATCCATCATGCCGGCACCCACCGCCCCTCACGAATCCATCCATGCAACCCACAAGTGCGACACAGGACCGAAGGCATGATGGTGATAGGATCAGCCTGAACAAGCTGCCAGCGAGGTCCCTTTACGCTTTCAGGCGCATTCTCGAAGTTAACGCCTCCCGCAGCTACGCCTGAGTCGGTGAGGTATGCGAATCGGTTGCACTCGTGCCACTCGAGCAAGCTGATCCAGTTACCATCAGTGTCCATTACACGAGACAGGAAGACGCCGTGACCGATGTCTTCAAGCTTCAGGTCCTCATCGG